CTGCAGGTATCAACAATACTGCGGAAGTGTGGAATCTCACCTGGAAGAACCGTGTCTCAGCCGATGCCAATAAGATCGTTAAGTTTTTCGAGGATCAAAAGGGCGTAACTGCATTTGATTGGTACCCTACTGGGTACGATATATCTAGTACTACTACTGGTACAGCAACTAAGAAGTTAATTGATACTTCTCAGTACTTCACTGCTAGATACTTAAATACTACTGTTACAGACAGTGGAGGAACCACAACTACTGTTACAGCCATAGACAGCGCCACTCAGTTATCTCTAGCGGCAGATATTATGGCTAGTGCAGAAACGTATACTTTATACCCTTACAAGAAGTATAAGTGTGATAAGTGGAGCACCCAACATGATATATCAGGCCACCAAACTATAACAGCAACATTTACAAAGGTATTTGAACCGTAATTATGAGTGATAAGATTATACAAGATATACATGGACTAGAGCTAGACTCGGTGATTGAGTTATTCGAACTAGATCTGTCCACAGGTACTGCACCAGACTCAGAAGCTATTCTAAGGTGGCATGCGGGGCACAATGAAAACATGCAGGAAATTATATGGCAAGGCAATAAGTATTCTGCTTTCCCTATTGAAGCAGAAGGATTCGAGTTTTCTGGCAAGGGGTCCATACCTAGGCCTACATTAACTGTAGCAAATATTACGTCCCTCCTCTCGGCGGTATTGAGAAGCTACGAGGACCTGGTAGGGGCTAAAGTAACAAGAAAGAAAACTTTCGCTAAATATTTAGATAACTACTGCTATACCGATGGGTACCCTGTAGCAGGCGTGTGTACCTTAGAATCCGGGTCCGACCCCAGCCTTAGTAAAGACGATTGTCTGGATGTTAATAAGAATGGTTCTGTAGGTACTTGGACAGTATATAATCAAACTACTTGCGAAGCAGCGGCAGGTCCGGGTATATGGTACGTATCAGTCTTGGCAGATGATACTGCGCACTTCTCGGATGAAGTTTGGTACATAGATAGAAAGGCAGTTGAAACTAATACGCACTTACAGTTTGAACTAACAGCTGCCCATGATATACATGGTGTTAAGCTACCTGCTAGAACAGTAGTTGCTAATTCTTGTCCCTGGCTTTATAAGGGTACTGAGTGTGGGTACTCGGGCAGCACATATTGGGATATCAATAATAATACAGTAGTATCCTCATCAGATGATATATGTTCCAAAACCTTTACCTCTTGTGAGCTACGATTCCCAGAATCAGTTGAGAGCCCTTTTGGAGGGTTCCCCGGGGCCTCTATGAAGATGGGTAGCGCCAGATGAATGAGAAAACTTTAGAAGAATTTAGAAAACACACAGAGGGGGAGTTCCCCAAGGAAGCTTGCGGGTTTATTATCGGAATAGGCAAAAAAGAAAAGTACTTTCCTGCTGACAACATAGCAGAGAGCCCAGAAGAGTACTTCATAATTGACCCAGTAAGCTACGCAGATGCTGAAGATACCGGAAAGATTATAGGTATATGTCATTCACACCCCAATGAAGGGTGTGAGCCCTCGGAAGCGGATAAGGTTGCTTGTGAGGCATCAAACAAGCCTTGGCATATCCTAAGCTGGCCAGGTAATAGGCTGCACAGCTGGGAGCCTTTAGGGTATGAAGCGCCCATTTTAGGTAGACCTTTTAGTTACGGAATTTTAGATTGTTGTACATTACTTAGAGATTATTACAAAAAAGACCTAAATATCGATTTTGTATGCCACAGTGGCCAAGACGGCTGGTGGGATAAAGGGGAGAACCGATACTTAGAAAACTATAAAGAGCAGGGTTTTGTACAGATAAAGGATGAATCTGATATACGAAAATATGATATATTTTTAATAAAATTAGTTTCACCTGTACCAAACCATGCGGCAGTTTTCGTCGGAGACGATAGAATTCTACATCATGTACACGGAAGATTATCTAATAGGGAACTTTATGGAGGCTATTGGAGAAAACATACCACGCATCATTTAAGGCACAAATCACTATGTTAAGAAAAGTAAAGTTATATGGCGAACTAGCCGATAAATATGGAAAAGACTGGGAGCTAGATATTAACTCCCCTGGGGAAGCATTCCAAGCTCTGGCCGCTAATAATGCAGGGTTTAGGCAGTTTGTTGGAGGCTCTGAACAGAGAGGGGTAGGCTATAAAGTAATGGTAGGTAAGAGCTATCTAAAAGACTACCCCGAATTAGTCAATCCTCTAGGTAGGCAGGAGTTAAAAATAATACCAGTGGTGTTAGGGGCAAAAAACAAAGGACTAACCATGGTGCTAGTCGGCGCCGCAATACTTACTGGATTTTATATCTATGGCCAACAGTATCTAGCAATGGGAGGAGGAGAAGCCCTGGGTATAGCAGACGGCATAAGCGTAGGAGTACAACAGGCAGGCACCTTAGGTACTTTGGGAGCTCAGTTAGCTGGGTCTATGATATTAGGGGGGATTGCAGCAATGATAGCTCCAGTTCCTAATACCCCTGATAGCGCTGATAAGCCTACAAATTATGGGTTTGATGGGGCTACTAATACTGCTAAGCAGGGGTATGCTATTCCCGTGTGTTACGGGCAGCTCATGGTAGGCGGAGCGGTTATTAGCTCAGGAGTTACACCGGAGGATTATACACCATGAGTGATTCAGGATGGATAAGAGGTTCAGGCGGAGGCTGCTTTACTGGTAGTACTTTAATAAGTACTCCAGATGGAGAAACCCCTATTAACGAACTTAAGGTAGGAGATACTGTAGTAAGTTTTGATGATAGATCAACCCTACACGAGGCTAAGGTACTTAAGGTACATATACACCAAGATAATAAAGTTAACCGATACCATTTTTGGGGCGGTAGATACATAGAAGCTACCCCTAACCACTGGGTACTTAACCAATTCAATACTTTTGTAGCAATAGGGTCCTTAGGTGCAGATGACTGCCTAATAGACGAAAATAATCATCTAAGGCCTTTACTTAATATCGATCCTATGGGCGCAGCAGAGGTATTCAACCTTACTGTAGAAAACCAACATACTTTTATAGCTAACGGTATAAGGGTTCATAATGCAGGTTTAGGTGCTGGAGCTATTCAAGGAGCTGGAGGAGGAGGAAAAGGAGGGGGAGGGGGCGGAGCCCCTAAAGAGGACGACGATTCCCTATTCTCTGATTCTAAAGCTAGGGTGATAGACGTTATATCCGAAGGAGAGATTATAGGTTTGATTAACTCCGAGCAATCTATATACTTAAACGAGACTCCTTTGAAGGACTCGGCTGGTAATTACAATTTTGATGATGTAACCTACGCAACTAGACTAGGCACCAATTCTCAGTCGTATATAGCAGGGTTTAGTGGTGCAGAGGAAGCCGCCAACGTAGGAACTTTAGTTACTAAGGATGCTCCGGGGGCGATTATTCGCACATTTTCGTCTACTGTTGTGGATGCGGTAAGAGTAGTACTGTATACTCCCGCACTAATAGACGCGGATAATGTCCCGGGGGACTTACATGGTTCAGAAGTATCCTTCAAAATATATTTAGAGAAGGATAACAATGGCTCGTGGGTGGAACTTAAAAGTGATAAGTTCTCTGGAAAATGCTCTACCAAGTACGAAAGAGCCTATAGATTAGATATACCTACAGCTTGGAAGACTTCGGGGTTTACAACTATATCTATTAAAGTAGAGAGAGTTACTGCCGATGCAACTTCTACAAAAGTACAAAACGACTTATATTTCGGGTCGTACACCAAGATCATAGATAATAAGCTTAGGTACCCTAATAGCGCTCTTATGGCCTTACAGATAGATGCTAGGCAGTTTACTAGTATCCCTAATAGAGGTTATGAGATAAAAGGGGTAAAAATAAAAGTTCCTAGTAATTATACCCCTTACGACCCGGGGTACTGCTCCTTATCGGGGTATCGTCGTAAAGATAGGTGTACACAGGCTGGGGGAACTTGGAATGGTACAGCTGTAGGAGATACTTTATATTCAGGATCATGGGATGGTACATTTGATACAGAATGGACCTGTAACCCAGCTTGGATTTTATACGATTTATGTACTGATGAAAGGTATGGGCTAGGCAAGTGGCTCTCCGCTAACCAGATGGATAAATGGTCGCTATATGAGATAGCCAAATACTGTGACGCAGTGGATTCTAGTGGTAATTTCGCAGGCGTAGAAGACGGGTGGGGGAACAAAGAAGCTCGATTTGCCTGTAATATGTATCTACAAGGTAGAGAAGAGGCTTTTAAAGTACTAAATGATATATCATCGGTCTTTATGGGGATGCTATACTGGCAGAAAGGGCAAGTAAGTGCGGTACAAGATGCACCTAAGGACCCGGTAATGAACTTCGCCAATTCTAACGTTATAGACGGTAAGTTTACATATGAAGGGACTTCTAGAAAACAGCGACACAATGTAGCACACGTTACTTGGAATAACCCAGAAGATTTCTATAGGCAGAACGTTGAGTACGTTGAAGATGCTACGGGTATCCAGAATAATAATAACCAGATATTCTCTACTGATGTTGTCGCCGTAGGCTGTACATCTCAAGGGCAGGCACGTAGAGTAGGAAAGTGGATTCTGTATACGGAAAGGTATGAAACTGAAACAGTGACTTTCTCCACGGGTATGGAAGGTGCTGCAATTAGACCTGGAGATATTATTAAAATAGCGGACTCGCACAAAGCAGGGGTACGTTATGGGGGCAGAATAGCCTCAGGTAGTACAACTACTACTATTAAATTAGATGCAGCTACTTCAGTAACCGCGGGTAAAACATACAAACTATCTTTAATTAATACTGAAGAAGCGTGTATACAGTCTGGAGTTAAACAAGGTGAGACAACTCAAGAAACTTGTTTAAACGCCCACGTAGATAATGAGTGGAAACCTTACGTATGGGTAGAGACAAAAGACGTAGTTACTATTGGTACTACTGAAAGCATTACAGAGGTCACAGTTACTTCAGCTTTTGCTAATACCCCTACAGCTAACTATATGTGGATATTGGAAGAAATTGGCACAGTAGAGGCGCAGGACTTTAGAGTATTAATGACTAGAGAGTCTGGGCCAAATATTGTAGAAGTGTCCGCACTTAAATACCACGAGGCCAAGTATGGGTATATTGAAGAAAATATAGCGTTCTCTTCTAAATCTACTAGTAGTTTACCTAACCCAAGTGACCCAATACCTGCACCTACTAATATGAGTATTAGTGAAGAATTGTATATTGATTCAATGGGCAACGTAAAGAACAGGGCCACCTTCAGCTGGGATGCTCCAAACACGGCCGGTACAGCAACTACTTATCCGTATATTGCCTCCTATTATGTAGAGTGGAGAAGAAAAGCTCCAGCAATTACAAACTGGACTTCAATGGGGGAAACCTCTGCGCAAAGTATCACAATTGATGATGCACCTGCAGGAACTTTAGAATTTAGAGTTAAGACAAGGAGAATTTTCTAATGCTATATTCACCCTTTGCATCCATAGAGCAGGAGATATACGGTAAGCTAAGCGCACCTAATGATGTAACTAATTTTAGTATGGTCGCGCAAGGGGACCAGGCATATTTGTCTTGGACTGCGGTAGCCGATCTGGATGTACTAACTGGGGGCAACTACTGGATTAGACACACTAGTAAAACAAGTGGAGTAACTTGGGCTGGGTCCACTGATATTACCAAAACGGTCCCAGGCACTGCTACTAACTATTCTGTTCCTCTACTATCGGGGTCTTATTTAATAAAAGCCTTAGACTCTTCTGGTAACGAGTCAGCTAATGCAGGCTTTATAACATCCAATGTTGCGGATATTTTAGCTCTTAATGTAGTACACACATCTAACCAACATACGTTATTTGGGTCTAATACTGCGGACAAAGGAGTTAATGATTCTAGAAATTCTAATATATTCTACGACTCTAGTGATAATACTATTGA